ATTTGCTAGAGGTCGTAAGTACCAAAATATACCAACGCTTGATAATGGATTTGGGGGCGGTTCGGTTCTCTTTAGCGCGGATAGATTAGGCGCTTTGCCGGTCTTATTGAACGGCGCGACTTATAACCCTACATCCATCGGCGACGCGGTAAGAGCTAACTTGTACTTTAGTCCATCAAACTACACGCCACTCCCCGGCCCTCCGGGCGAATGGGTCGCGGATAGCGTGACCGGTAACTTAGCGGGTATTGATGCGGCGTTAGCTAGTGGTGGCGGGATTGCACCCGCGTATGCCGAAGGTTATTTCCAAGGCAATACGCAAGATACTGTATTTAGTTTTCCCAATACGCCTGTAAAAGTTCGTGCAACTGCTTACAACGCCGGGGAACTCGACGGCTTTACATTAGTTGATGGAACATTCACGTACACAGGGTTAGCGCTTAGGACTGTACAAATTACAGCCATGTTGACCGCTACGTATGAAGGTACTGTACAAAATACAAGCTTCTACATTACAAAGAACGGCGTACCTTTGGCTAAGTCGAAACAAACGTCAGCTATTGGCTTTGTGACACCATCCCCAGAGCCGCTACCCGTACAAGCGACCTCCCAAGTTATCACGGGTGATACGTTTGAACTTTGGGTATCCAATGATGACAACACAAATGCAATAACCGTTGTCGATTTGAACTACAGCATCAACGGTATGTCGGGTTCTTCTGCAAACGCGGGCGTCCCGCCGGCTTATGCTGAAATGTTTTTTCAAGACAATGTGACGCCTACGCCTATTGCAAATGTGAATTTGCCCACCAAAGTCGTAGCGACCTACACGGGCGATATGCTCAAAGACTTTACGCACTCTAACGGCACACTGACCTACCAAGGCGCGGTAACAAAAGTGTTTGTTATTGACGCAGACCTCACGGCGACTTATGCCGGTACTGCACAAAATACGAGCTTTTATATTGCAGTCAACGGCGCGGTCGTTGCTAAATCTAAACAGAAAACATTTATTGGCCCTGTCACCCCCGCGGATATGCCTAACCCATGCCATGCGGTAGTAACTTTGAATCTCGGTAGTACCGTCGAAGTTTGGGTTGAGAATAACGACAATGCTAATGACCCTACCATAGTCGATTTCAACCTATTTGTTCATAGTATTGACTTGATAGGCACCTCGCCAAACATATCAAATTTAGAACAGGCCATATGGGTTAATGACTTAAGCGGTGCCGATACCAATCAAGGTACAAGTGATAGCCCAATGAAAACCTATGAAGCGGCTAGGCTTTTGGCTAAGGCGCGCGGGGCTTCTCTTGCTTTAACATTTGTCATTGTGCCTGTAGGTAACTTTAGTATTACTGGTGATTTTATAATCAGCCCGTACATTAATGTTGCTGGTCTTAGCTTATACAACTGCAATTTTAATGTTAGTGGTAGCGTACTGCTCGACCCTGATTGGCAGACGGCCGACGCACCATATACCGAATTAAGCGGATTTAATTTTACGGTTAGCACGATTGATCTAGACTATGGTTCGGTCTTCAATCCTAGCGGCCAATCGTACCTACGATTCCAAAATATATCATTGCAAGTAAGCAACGTGAATATTACGGGCGCGGGCGATAGCATCGATTGCGAACAGGTTATATTTAACAATTGCCAAAATGACATAATAGGCGCAGGCCCTAACTATACCGTTGATAACGTAAATTTACAGATGTACAACACGCAAATAAGCGGCGTGATGGACTTATCCGTAACGTCGGCCGTAACTAATGCCACCTGTGTTATCCAAGCGTCACAAGGCCCTATGGGTAACATGACGTTTGCTAGACCCTCTACCGGAAAGCTTGAAGTTCATGTCAGCGCTTGCGAAACATATAACACCTCGTGGACGATAAGCGGCGGCGCTTTTGTATTTGTAGATGCTGCGTCTTATGGCTTTTCATTAAGTTTCGCCGGGGGTGCAACATTAGCTCAATTGCGCTTGACATCCTTTGGCGAAGGTATTAACGCGAATGCGCTTTTCATCCCCACAAACTATACGCCTATTGCTGCCGCCGGTTATGCAGCCAATACGCTGACCGCTAACCTAGCGGGTATTGATGCGGCCTTAGCGGCGGCAGGTGGCGGCGTGGTTCCTTCGGAAATGATTTTCGTAGACGGAATTAACGGTAGTGATACAAATACCGGTAGCATTGCAAGTCCACTACAAAGCTATGAAGCCGCGAGACTATTGGCCGTTAGCCGTAATCCTCAATACGGTACAGGTCAAACAATCGTAGTCATGACAACCCTAAGCGTCACAGGCGATATGACTATAAGCCCTTTTGTTAGCATCGTGGGGTTTGGTAAGTATACGACAATCATGGGTATCTCTGGGAATTTTGTACTAGACCCACTTTGGGGAACTACCGGTTTCGGAGAAACCATAATTTCAGGTATTGCGTTTATCGGTCAAAGCATTAACTTTGTTTATCCAGCATTTCAAGATGGTTCCATAATTCGTTACGAAAATTGCTCTTTACAACTTTTGAACGCTGGCCCAACTGCAACATTCACGGGTTCTGATGGAAGTGGTAGTAGTAGTTGCGAAACGGTTATATTCAACAACTGTACCTTAGATTTACTTCTAGGTGAGCCTGAACCTCAGTTTATCAGCGACAACGTAAATGTATTTTTATTGAACTCAAGTGTATCTAACTCGATACAAGCGACCGTTAGCTCGGCTACCGTTCAAGCTCAATTGATAGTGCAAGATGCGTTAGGCACCATTGGGGACGTGACAGTAACGGCGACATCTACGGGAACCTTGACGACTACCATAGCCGGGAGTAATCCAGTAGGCAAAACGCTAACCGTTGACGGCACAGCTAACACAGTGAATATTGATGCAAGCTCATATCAGTTTGCAAACTACGTATTTAGCGGTGGTGCAAGTTACGCCAACATTAAAGGCGGCCTACCGTTAGTGATTTACATTGACCAGCTTAACGGCAATGACGCTAATAGCGGTACGATTAATTACCCAATGCAAAACTACGATAACGCTAGGCTTGCGGCTATAGCTAGACTCGGGGCAAACTTACCGATCTTAGGGTGTACAATCATAGTTATCGGTAATCAAAATATTGTGGGCGATATGATTATCACCCCCGGTGTTAGCATTGAAGCCTACAACCCTTACTTGTCCGGGTTTTTACCTAGTGGCGATGTGGTATTAGACCCTACTTGGGGAACAAACTTTTCATATGTACAAATAAGAAACGTTTATATTTATCTCGGGCCAACAAACTATAATTTTGTTTTCCCAGCCTTAGACCCAACGGCTTCTAGTTTCTTGAAGTTTGTAAACTGCCAATTCAACACCGGTGGATTTATAACCATTACCGGAACAGGTACGGCGTCAGGTAAAGAGCGCGTAACATTCGAAAATTGTACTGTTGATTTCTTGAACTATACCCCGGGTTTCATAGCGGAAAACGTCGATTTATTTCTCATAAATACTGACTTAACCGTAAGTGCTATAACGTTTACGGCTTCAAGTGCAACAGGTCTTGAGTATGATTTAGTCGTTAATAACGCTAGGTTCTATACGGATAATATAGACGTAATAAGCAATAACACTAGTACGGCTAAGGCGTATATTACCGCGTCTAACACGATGGGTAAAACATTGACCCTTGATGGCGTTGGTAGTTTTGCGATAGTAGATTCCACATCGTATATGTTTACCTTAGCGCTAGCCAACAGTGCTACTTTAGCGAACTTGACATTGCCCACTAAAACGGACGGCATGACTAATGCGAGCTACACCCCCCTCCATTACACCCCCGCGGGCGACACGTTATATGCTGCTGATACGCTCACCGGTAACCTTAAGGGTATTGATAATGCATTACCCCAAGCGGTACTTAACGGCATAACCTTTGCGTCAAGCGTAGGTGTAAGCGCTGTGACTATTACACGTTCCCATGAAGTAAAAATAGGAAACATAGTCGTAGGTTCCGTAATCTTTAACTTTACGTCAACCGCTGCCCTAGTGAAGATTGGGGTTAACAAAAGCTTTGGTTCTACTTTCTTGGTAGGCGCAGACCAAGCTATCGGAACGGGCATTTGCGCTAAGACACCTACGACCGCCATAGGCGACGCAAGCGTACAAATTGTACAAGCGTCATTTTTAACAGCGACTATGGAATTCGACATAAACGTCAACGGCAATGCAAACTACATAGCCGAAATTAACTTTACATATGAAGTGACCTAGGAGATTAAGACATGGTAGCACCATCATCGAAAACCCCACGTATTGTAAACGCGGATAAGACAGCGATTGTTAAAGACCCGGGCACTTTAGTATGGAACAATCAAACAGACCGTTTGGAAGTCGTAGACAATGCGTTTAACTTCGTGCCTACAGGTGGCGGCGGCACGATTCCCGACAATGTGATTTTACAGCAATTGTGGGTTAACGCGGCTAGCGGCTCAGACGCTAACGACGGCGGCGAGTACACACCGTTTGCTAGCTACGCGGCGGCTACAGCTTTCGCGGCGCTTACATCTTCCCCAACTAATCGTTTTGTTATTAATCTCATTGGCGACTTTACGCAAGCATCACCGCTTTTATATCCTTTCATAGACTTAGTGTTTCATGCGGGAACATTCACTGTCACGGGTGGGTGGTCTTTAGATGCGTCATGGGATACCGTAGTTAATAATGAAATTGTAACTATCCAAGGTATGAAACTTGCCGGTTTTTGGTCGTTCTCATGGATTGCGAACACTGGAAATATCGTAAGATTCTTAAATTGCGACCATTCTTTGACCACTAGCGGTAACTTTTTATCCAATAGTCCCGCAGTCAATGCGTTGCAAATTATCAATGATACGGCGTTAGCGGCTACAAGTTACTCAGGTAATCTATTCGTTAGTCAAAGTCCATCGGTTCTTTTTAACGCGACCGTTGCGGGTGAAATAAGATACGATGTATTACAAGATGGTTATACGCTAAACCATTACTTGCTAAATTCTACCATTCCTTTCGGTATTATTTTAAAGAAATCAGTTCCTAACACATCCACACAAGTCGTACATATCCAAAATACCCCAATGCCTGCGGGTTCCCCAGTACTTGAAGACGTTTTATGTACTGCACAAATTGACACCGTTTCTTACTTAAGTGACCCTACTTTACTGTTGGACGGCGCATATTCTCAGCTAATTACCAAAGGGGTAAACGGCATACGTCAACAATTGTGGGTAAACGCAGCCGTCGGTAACGATTTAAACAACGGTGGACTGAATCAACCTTTTGCTACGTATGATGCTGCACGCGCTGCCGCCGCCGCAGTTGCTTCACCTACTAATCGTTTCTTAATTAAGGTTATAGGTAATCAAACGGCTTTAGGTGATATTTTAATCAATCCTTATATAGACCTAGACTTCGAAGATTGCATATTTACCTCGGGTGATGCTAGTTTCGGTATTGGTCTTGATGCAGCTTGGGGGCCGGTAACCAATGAGAAAGTTTATATTAGTGGCTTTAGACCAGTAAGTGCCATTGGGCTAAATGCTACATTTGCCGCTACTACAAACGTCGCGGATTGGTTAGTATTTATCAATTGCAATTTTGAACAGTGCCCTAACGGAAACGTAGGTTCTGCGGGGGGCTTCGGTTCTGCCGGGAATGATAACGGTGTTGCATTCTTTGGAAGTAGCAACCCCTTGGGCAATAACTTTTCTTCTGGTCTTAGTATTAATCAAGTTAAATCCAGAATTGAAAATATGGCCTTTGGTGCCGGGGTAAGCTGCATATTATCAGAAGACGATTATTTTATTCATCACTACATATCTAATTGCTCTATGACTGATTTAACTAACGTCAGGTTCGGCGGTAACGGGTCGCAATATCTCCATGTAAGAAATTGTAATGTAACTAACCCTATAACCCTCGATGTTCAATTAGGTACAATCACTATTGATTCAAATTCGTATAGTCAACCTATAACACTCGGCAGTTTTAATACTTTTGCAGATGTGATTATTTATAACTCAACTGACGGCATGATTATGAATACCTTCACTCCCGTTAATTTCGCCTTCGTTGTAGGTAATTATGTGCTTGATGCACTTACGGGTTGGCTAAAAGGAATTGACGCCCAATTAGGGGCTTTAGGGCCAGCATTCCAAAGACTTGTATATGATGCGGGAGGGTCAGGGGCATCTTTTACAATTCCGATTACCGGAATGTCTACCGGAGGACAAGTACAAGCCACCATCTTAGATTCTAGCAATGTCGTGGCCATAAATAAGTGTGTACCGGGACTCAATACGATTAACGTAACTTTAACGGGCGCTCCGGGCGCAGTATGTAAATTTTTAATATGGTACACGCTATAGTATGCCTTTACCGTTTGAATTTGACTTTAAGCAACCCGACTATCTCAAGGTATTTCACCACCGCCTTGAGAAGTTAAACGCCATTCGAAAGAACCCCGAGATATTGGGGCCTTTGAGAACCTTTTATCGCAATAACCCGGGTCAATTTATCACTGATTGGGGTTGTACTTCTGACCCTAGAAATGTCGAAAGAGACCTACCGGCCGTGCTGCCGTTCTTACTATTTCCACGTCAACAAGAGTGGGTCGATTGGATGATGGAACGCTGGAAGAACCGAGAGCGTGGTATTGCTGAAAAGTCCCGAGATATGGGGCTTAGCTGGCTATCGGTGGCTTTTGCTTGCACACTGTGTTTATTCTACGACGGCATAGCTATAGGGTTCGGAAGTCGTAAAGAGGAATATGTAGACAAGCGCGGCGACCCTAAAAGTATCATAGAAAAAGCACGTCAATTTATGATGCTAATACCAGAAGAATTTAAACCGGGATGGGATGAACGAAAACATGCACCACATATGCGCGTTAATTTCCCGCATACCGGGGCTATCATATGCGGAGAGGCAGGTGATGGAATTGGTCGAGGGGATAGAAAGTCTATTTACTTTGTAGACGAAGCGGCGTTTTTACCGCGGCCTGAATTAGTCGAGGCGTCACTTTCTAATACCACAAATTGTCGTATAGATATCTCCACGCCGCACGGTAACAATAACCCTTTTGCTCGAAAAAGGCACAGCGGTAAACATCCAGTATTTACGTTTCATTGGCGAGAAGACCCCCGCAAAGATGAAGAATGGTATAGGCGCGAGGTTGAATCACTCGATAACCCGGTAGTCATTGCGCAAGAAATAGACCTTGATTACTCAGCGTCTATCGAAGGTATTTTAATACCTAGCGCGTGGGTACAGGCCGCAGTTGATGCACATAAAAAGTTCAATTTAACCCCATCCGGCATAAGAATAGCCGGTATGGACGTTGCAGATGAGGGGAAGGATAAAAATGCGTATTGTGGAAGATTTGGGTTCTTACTGGAATATTTGGAATGTTGGTCAGGAAAAGATGCAGATATATTTAAAAGTGTTGAAAAAGTTTTCACATTATGCGATATTCTGGATTATGACGACGTGTTGTATGACGCTGACGGCTTGGGGGCCGGCGTGCGTGGAGATGCTAGAATCATTAATGCGAGACGTGCCGACGGTTTAATACTACCGGGCGATAATTACTCCGACATTAAGTTTACAGCTTTCCGAGGTTCGGGAGAAGTTATAGACCCGGACAGAGACCCCTTTTTAAGAAATGGACAAGCTAGAGGCTCAGGGAAGGGCCGAACTAATTTTGACTTTTTCGCTAATCGTAAAGCACAGGCTTGGTGGGCTTTAAGAACTCGATTCCAAATTACCTACCGTGCTGTTGTTGAAGGGGCAGATTTTGACCCTAACGACATCATAAGCATACCGAAAGAGTTACCAGAACTTGCAAAACTTGCTATAGAGCTATCACAACCTACTTATTCACAGAATAATGTAGGTAAGATCGTGATAGACAAGATCGCCGATGGTGGCTTATCGCCTAATCGTGCTGACGCTGTGATGATAGCTTATAGCAGTGCGAAACGACGTACAGGGGGTATGTTTCAATGAGTTTCCTTAAAGGATTGTTCAAAAAGAAAGCGCCTCAAGTTCAAGAAGTTAAACGAGAGCGCAAAGTATTTACAACCGATTTCTACCCAAATGATGAACAAGAGCGACAAGCCCTTGAGCAACGTTTAGTCAATACCTTTTCATCTCCTAAAAAAGAACATATGCTAGTAAATGGCACGATGGACGCCACCCCCGGTTTTAAATTCGCAGCACCTAATATTAATATCCCTTACGCGGTTATGGGTTGGTACGCCTCCCAAGGGTTCATAGGCTATCAGAATTGCGCAATGCTTGCTCAACATTGGCTTATTGCTAGGGCTTGCTTAATGCCGGCACAGGACGCCATGCGTAAAGGCTATGAGATAACCAGTAATGACGGGGAAGAAATAGACCCGAAAGTATTAGATAAAATACGCGACGGTGACGTAACTTATAATATCAACAAGAATCTTGTTGAACTTATTCAAATGGGGCGTATTTTTGGCATTCGAATTGCTATGTTTGTGGTAGATGTGCCAGACCCCGAAGATTACTATAAGAACCCATTTAATATAGATGGCGTTCCACCCGGTAGCTATCGCGGGATAACTCAGATAGACCCCTATTGGATTACGCCACAACTTGACGGTGAAGCCGCGGGAAATCCGGGAAGTATTCATTTTTACGAACCTACGTGGTGGCGCATCACGGGTTTATTAGTTCATAGGTCACATTTGGTCATTTATCGTACTCAAGAAGTGGCAGACATTCTCAAGCCTACTTATATCTATGGCGGCATACCTGTACCACAACAAATATACGAGCGTGTTTATGCGGCGGAACGTACCGCAAATGAGGCGCCCATGATTGCTATGACTAAAAGAACCGATGTTATTAAATGCGATATGTCGGAAGCTTTAGCGCAGCAAGGTAAATTCGAACAACGAATGTTGCAATTCGCCCACAACCGAAATAATCACGGTGTGAAAACAATTGATCTTGAAGAAGAATTTAATCGCTTTGATACCTCCCTTGCTGATTTAGATACGACTATTAAGGGGCAATATGATTTAGTAGCGTCAGCGGCCAGCGTGCCTATCACTAAACTTATGGGCACAAGTCCTAAAGGTGGTTTAAATCATTCAGGCGATTATAACGAGTCTAACTATCATGAGTTCTTAGAAACACTACAAGAAACCGGTATGACTCAGCTTGTCGAACGTCATCATCAAATTATGATTAAGTCTGACATTTCCCCAGATAAGCCATTCGCTACCTGTATTAACTGGAATGAACTAGATGCTCTCACCGCTAAAGAACAAGCCGAAATCAATAAGCTTAAGGCCGAGGCCGGTACATCGTTGGTTAATAGCGGTGCAATTGATGGAATGGACGAACGCAAACGTATCGTAGCTGATAAGGAAAGCGGATATAACGGCCTTATTCATGAGGACGATATGCCAGAAGTCGAAAGCGAAGGGACAGAGCTAGAAGATGCGTAGGAAAATAGCGCTATCCCCTAAGCGTAAACGTTGGTTAGGTACAAGAACAACAGCGCTCAAGGGAACACGGTTAAACTATAATGTATCGCAGCAATTGCGTTATGTACGTGCTTTGCGTAAACTTACCCGTGAAATGACAACAGAGGTAACAAAAACTATTATGGCACTCTTTAAGACTAAACATTCTAAAGAGTACTTCGAGATTCAACAGCAAGCCGCAATGGACGCGAGTATAACTTCAAAAGCTAAAAAGCTTATGAACAAGCTAACTCGTAAGTACACACAACTTTTCAGACAGAAAGCCCCTACCCTCGCAGCAAATATGCTCAATGGGTCTTTAAAAACCTCCGAAACGGTACTAAAGACTTCACTTAAGCAATTATCGGGAGGTCTTACGCTCAATACGGGCATAGTTCCTGCCGGTATGGAGGACGCAGTAAAAGCAATGATTCAAGAAAACGTTGCACTCATTAAGTCCCTACCTGTAGAATATCTGGACGATGTACAAGGCGCTATTATGCGCTCTATTGGTATGGCCGAAGGTGCACCCGACTTAGAAGCAAAGCTTGTCAAGTATGCGGGTATGTGTAATCGACGAGCGGAGCTTGTCGCGTTAGACCAAACAAGTAAGGTATACGGCGCAATCAATAAAATGCGAATGCAAGCCGTAGGTATTAAAAAGTTTGAATGGGTACACTCGGGCGGAGGTCAGCACCCCCGCCAATCTCACATAGCGCTAGATGGTCAAATATTCAGCTTTGACGATTTGCCGCTAAAGGGTGAGGAAGGTTTTGTCAATGGGCAATATCCGGGACAGGCAATAAATTGTGCATGTACCATGACACCTGTGATAGAATTTGAGGACGGTACAGAAATCTAGGATTTAGGGGGCAAGGATGCCACTACACAAAGGTCACAGTAAAAAGGTTATATCTGAAAATATAGCCGAACTTATGAACTCGGGCAGACCACAAGCCCAAGCGGTTGCTATCGCCCTAAAAACCTCACGCCAACATGATGATAGGATTATAGGCGAAGCTGACCCGTTTAATATGTCAGAAACGCCAGACGGCAGCGACTCAAACCGTGTGAAAGATTTAAACGGTTGGTATGAAATTAAAGAAAACCCATTAACAAAAGTCGGTGTGTTTCCCTACTTAGGTAAACAGATTGACGATTCGCTAGAACCCGATCAGATATATCAAGTCTATAGACCCGCGGAAGAACTCGCAGACGCAGAAACACAAAAGTCTTTTAGGCTATTACCGTGGATTGATGATCACGTCATGCTTGGTTCCCTCTCCGAGGGCTTAACACCCGCAGAGAAAAAGGGGATTCAAGGCGTAGTAGGCGAAGATATCACTTTTGACGGTGAGTATTTAAAAGCCAATATTAAAGTATTCTCGGAAAAATTAGCCAAGCAGATCGAAAGTGGTAAAAAAGAACTCTCAATCGGCTATCGGTGCTTGTACGATTTAACCGCAGGGGTATATAATGGTCAACAATATGACGCTATACAACGTAGTATTCGCGGCAATCACTTAGCTCTCGTGGACGAGGGTAGAGCGGGGCCAGACGTTAGCGTCCTTGACCATTGGAAGGTCACTTTAGATAAAAAGGAGTTTGTCAAGATGGAAGATAAAAAACCAGAGGGAAAGGCTATGGATGAAGGTATGCAAGAAATCCATAAGCTGTTAAGTGAAATTCTAATGGCAGTCAAAGGCGGTGCGTTCACAACGCCAGCCGAAGCAGCCCACGCCGCAGATGTTGAACCCCGAGATTACTTCGCCAAAAAAGTTATGATCACAGATGAGAGTAACGACGATACGGACGAAGACGAAGACGAAGACATGGACGTTGCAGCGGATGACAAGGAGAAGTCAATGGGTGACAAGGAAATGGAAGACAAAAAAGCTAAAGATTATCATGGTATGGATGAAAAAGAATTTACCATTCGTCTAGCAGAAAGAGACAGGCTAGCAAAAAAACTTTCCCCACACATAGGCGTATTTGACCATTCAGATAAAACACTGGATGAAGTCGCTACCTATGGTATGGAAAAACTGAAGTTAAATTGTAAAAAAGGTCATGAAATATCTTTCCTAGAAGGGTATCTCGCAGCCGCTAAAACTACCGACGTAACAGCTAAAAAAGCTATGGATAGCGCCCCGGTTAGTTCTAGTTCAATTGATGAGTACTTAAAACTAGCCAACCACGGAGGGTAATTAACATGGCTTTTCAATCAACAGTAGCGTTTCTACAAGGCGCAGGCGTTCCCGGTGAAATCTATTTAGATGATCCACATCGCGCACAATCTTACATTCTACAGTCTGCTTCCTCAGCACTTAATATTATTGGCGCTACCGTATTCACAGTAGTTTCCCAAGGTATTGCAAGAGCGGGCGGAACAGGCGCATTTGCTGGATTCTTGGTTGACCCAAAAGAATATGCATTATATGGGGCGGGTGGAATTCCATTAAATCCATCTTTAACATTGCCAAATAATAGCCAAGCTGACATTTTGAGCATGGGCACAATCTTTGTGACTTTGCCAGCGGCGGCAGCTATTGGGGACGTGGTAATTTATGACAACACCACAGGTGCTATTAGCACAATCACCCCCGGAACAGCGGTTCCCGTAGGTTCTTCATATGCTAACGCAACAGTTCGTGTTGCTACTGTAGCAGGGGCAGGGCTTGCAATAATCACTGTTGACCCAGCAATAATTGACGTTTAAGCCAAGGAGCGGCAAACATGAACCAAGAACAAACACGTATCCACACCTCGCTACCCGCTCGCAACTTTGCGGCGATGCAAGGTTTTAAAACCGAGGAGTACCAAAGTTTAGCAAAAGTTGGTATTAACTTCCCCAGCAAACACGTTAACGAAATGTTGAAGTCTGCTATGGACGCTTTACAGCCCACAGTGACTACCGCTTCGATTAACACCCCCATTCAATTTCTACAGGAATGGTTAAGCGGATTTGTATACGTAATAACCGCAGCACGCAATATTGACGAATTAGTGGGCTTAGATATTGTCGGAGCATGGGAAGACGAGCAAGTTGTTCAAGGTATTTTAGAACAAGTTGCACTCGCTCAACCATACGGCGACGTGTCAAACGTTCCCCTTTCAAGCTGGAACACCAATTTCAACTACAGAACAGTAGTTCGTTGGGAGCAAGGTATGCAAGTTGATCGTTTAGAAGAAGCTCGCGCAGCTAGAATGCGTGTGAGTTCCTCGAATGAAAAACGCGAATCTTGTGCTTTAAGTCTTGAAATCGAACGTAACCGCGTAGGCTTCTTTGGCTACAATAACGGCGCTAACTTAACCTACGGTTTCTTAAATGACCCGGGTTTACCTGCGTATGTTAACGTACCAAACGGCGCTAGTGGTTTCCCAGATTGGGCTAGAAAGACATTCTTAGAAATTCAAAAAGATATCTTAACCGCTATCTCAGCGTTACGTACACAATCTAAAGATGTGATTAACCCACAAAAAGTTAATCTAACTCTAGCAGTTGCGACCGCAGCGGTAGATCAACTCGGCAAAACGACAGACTTAGGTATGTCAGTTATGCAATGGTTGAAAGAATCTTACCCACGCGTTCGTGTAGCTTCCGCCCCAGAATTGGACGGCGCTAACGGTGGAGCTAACGTATTTTATTTATACGCTGATTCCATTCAAGATCGTTCAACAGACAACGGAAGAACATTTATACAACCTGTTCCAGCTAAATTTATGGTTTTAGGTGTACAGCAATTAGCTAAGAGTTACGAAGAAGATTACTCGAATGCTACCGCTGGCGTAATGTGTAAACGTCCTTGGGCTGTAGTCCGATACTCTGGAATTTAGTTGTAGCCAGTTTGAAAGCGCCGCGTGTTGCGGCGCTAGTATATGGAGTAACAAGGGAATGACTTATTATATCTACTCAACATTAGCTACTGACATGAAGTACACAGAGTACCATGAGCCTATTTCGGGCGAGACAGTGGCAAATATTAAACACTCAGTTTTTGTAAATGGTAGGGCGAATGTTTCAGATAAACACTTTATGACACCAAGAGGTGTTATGACAAAGATATCTGACGAAGATTTTGCCATGCTAGAGAAGAATAGTTTATTTAATTTACATAGAAAAAACGGCTATATCACTTTTGAAAAGAAAGCTGCCGACGTTGATAAGGTTGTCGTGAATATGAAAGCGCGTGACGTGTCCGCACCTATCACACCCGAATTTTATAAGAATCTACCGGATGAAATTAACGGGCTTCCAGTCGCTAAACCGGACGCTAAAACGAAAGGTAAACGGAGAGCGTAAAACGTGGCCGTAACCGACCCTATTCTCATATTTGATGTGACATTGTTTCGTCAACAATTTCCGGCTTTTGCCGACGTTTTGGTATTTCCAACGGCTCGATTGCAAATGTACTGGGATATGGCGATATGCTACATAAGTGATATAAATTGTGGTTGGTTACGGAACTCATGCAGACAGCTTGCAATTAATATGATGGTGGCGCATCTCGCGGCATTAAGTGTATTAATTGCAACCGGCCTCACGCCTCAGCTTATCAAAAGTTCAACCATTGATAAGATAACCGTAACTTTGCAAATGCCCGCCGTGCCGAATCAATGGCGATGGTGGTTAAATACCACACCTTACGGCATGGAGTTATTAGCTTTACTAGCTATTAATTCCGTCGGTGGTTTCTATGTTGGCGGTAGCCCTGAACTCTCCGGGTTTCGTACCGTTGGGGGTGGGTTTGGCGTTAACGGTGGTTATCCTTGGGGAAATGGAGGGTGTTGTCATTGACATACTCTCGGGTAAAGGGCGAAGGTCGTAAACACCTAGAAGTAGCTTTTAAGCAAAAAGCCCTACATGGAAAAGTTGGTAAGGTAGGATGGGTTAAGCCCAATGTTTACCCTAAAACTGGAATGCAAGTGGCGCATGTCGCCGTTATACAAGAATTTGGTTATGCACCTAAGAATATACCGCCCCGTTCGTTTATGCGTACTACTATCGCCGAACAACAAATAAGCTGGAAGAATATAGCTTATAGAGTATCTCAAGAAGTCGTAGCGGGTAAACGTACCGGTTATTCAGCTATGGAAAAAATAGGCGCTAAAGCCGCCGGTGACATTAGGCGAAAAATAGCAACTATCACATACCCACCGCTTAAGCCTGCGACTATTGCACGGCGTCGAGCACGCTATAGTGATAAATCCACTATCGGTCTTTTAGAAAAACCCTTAGTTGATACGAGGCGTATGATACGTACTCTTACCCATTCGGTCGAGGACGCATAATAATGACTACGCCCGGCTCGAACTTACTCAAGCAAGCCCTAACCGTGATAAATCCACAATTTATCACTTATTACAAAGCGGCTAGCCGAACCGTAAATACTATAGGTCAATACGTAACTACCTACGCCTCGGGTTTACTTGTGCGAGGTAGCTTTCAAGCTGTACCTAGAAGACTCTATATGGCATATGGCCTCGATTTACAAAAGAGTTATTACACTTTTTACACACTAAACGACATGATAGACGTGGTACGGGACGTATCTAACGATCAATTAGTGTACAATGGACTTAGGTATCAAGTCGAATCTAATAACGACTGGTTCGCTCAAGATGGCTGGAAGGGTGTTTTGTGTTGCTACATCACGCCGGGGAGCTAGACAATGTTAGATAATCAATTAATTCAAGTCTTCTTACCCGTGATAAACGCACAATTAACCGCGTATGGGTATAGCGGCGTTACCGTTATTGCCGCGAATCAACCAACACAACAAGGTATACCCACGGGGCCAACCGTTTATTTTTATAAACTGAATGACCATAGACTAGGGTTTTTACGTCGTTTTGACACATGGGGCGGCTTCACATTAATAGGCACAACTAACGGCACTACCCTCGTAACGATGTCAAGTACTTCGGGATTATCGCCCGGGATGTCAGTAGTCGCGGCGAATATAAGCCAAGGAACAACAATCGTTAGTATCGTACCTAACGTTTCGATAACTTTGTCAGCGGCCGCCACAGGTTCCAGCATTGGCGAAACAATTACTTTCAATTCGGTTATGGTTCATACCGAAGAACAACAATACGAAACAACTTTTCAAGTTAATGCTCTAGTTATACAAAGCCCCTCAACACCTAATCAGTACACGGCGTCCGATTTAGTAAATGACGTATGTTTCATTATGCAGAGTGACTCGACTAGAGAAATATTATACAATAATCAAATATCAATTTTACGTGTAACAGATGTTACAAATGGGTACTTTGTTGACGACAAGGACAATTTTGAAGCTAACCCAAGCTTTGACTTTACTTTGAGCTATGTACGGTCTAAAGTTTCTACAGGTAAGGTTGTGAGTCAAGCGGAGCTTGATATTAATAGGGTCTAATCCAAGGAAGGAGCGACAAGAAATGACTATATCTATTACGCGATACGTGAATATCGTATCAAGCGTGGGAGCAGGTACAACCGTACCCCGCAGGAATTTAAAGGGACGAATTTTTACACAAAATGAGTTAGTGCCTACCGGCTCTTTCATCACATTCACAAGTGCGGCAGATGTTGGCGCATGGTTTGGTATCTCCTCCGATGAATATGCACGAGCACTGTACTACTTCGGATGGGTTAGCAAAAATGGCAATATGCCTAAACAAGTCGATTTCGCACGATGGAACGATGTAGCTACAGCCCCCGAAATCTTCGGTAATACTAAAGCTTTTTCAGATGGCGCATATGTGCCACAAAATACCGCCCTCTATACCGGTATTAGCGCGGGTTCCCTCGGTTTAACAATGGGTGGGATTACGGCTAACCTTAGCGGTATGGATTTCACCGCGATTACTACTCTCGCCGATGTAGCGGCAGTTGTTGCAGCGGCTATAAATGCCGAAGGAAGTTTTACCCTTACAGGTACTACTAATACAACTACTCTTGTCACGATGGCTAGCACTGCTGGTTTAGCGGTAGGTATGTCAGTTCTTGCGGCGGATATTCTGCAAGGCACAAGCATTGTAAGTATTGTACCTAACGTTTCTATAACCTTATCCCAAGCGGCTACAGGTTCAAACGTTGGCGAAACAATTACTTTTAACAATGCACAATGGGGACTTGCAACAGTAGCTTACGATTCAGTACGCGGAAGTTTCCAACTCGTCGGCGGCGCGGTAGGTGTAGCAGACATTAGCGCAACAGACGGAACAGGCGGTACACCAATCGGTAAACTTATCGGATGGGTACAAGGCGCATTTTTGATCTACTCAGACGGCGCAGCGGCTCAAACCGCAGTAGAAGCGTTTATCGCTTCGGCTAGTGCAAATAATGACTTTGGGTCATTTTTGTACATGGACACCCTGGCAGATAGTGACGTTATCGACATTGCTACACAGAACCAAACATATAATGTTATGTTTATGTTTTTGTTAGCGGTACTCGATCAAACGGCCGCAAACACTGCCGTAACAAATATTGGTGCGATTTCAGGTACAGGTATTACCTTAGCGCCTTTAATTGCAGAATATCCCGAACAGTTCCCCATGATGATATTGGCGGCTACTGATTACACGGTGACCAATTCCGTACAAAACTACATGTTTCAAGTATCTAACTTAACGCCAAGTGTGACCACAGACGCAGAAGCCAATATTTACGATGACCTCAAAGTCAACTACTACGGCGTGACTCAAACAGCGGGCACATTGTTAGCATTCTATCAACGCGGTTCAATGATGGGCTTACCTAATACGCCTACCACAATGAACGTATATGCTAATGAAATCTGGTTAAAAGATGCGGCACAATCGGCATTAATGACCCTGTTATTGTCGCAAGCTCGCGTACCGGCTAACGCTCAAGGTAGATCACTAATTCTTGCGGTCATTCAGTCCGTTATCGAAGAAGCTACCAACAACGGCACGATCAGCGCGAACAAAACATTAACACCCTCACAAATAGCTTTTATTACTTCAACGACTGGCGACGATACCGCATGGTATCAAGTGCAAACAATTGGGTACTGGGTTAACTGTGAAATTGTTCCCTACACGGTTGGGCCAGATACATTTTACAAAGCCGTCTATACGTTAATTTACTCTAAGGATGATGTAATTAACCTGATTACTGGCGAGCACGTGCTAATCTAAAAGGAGTTTAGAAAATGGCTATAATTACAGGTTTTGGACTAGTAGTGACCGTTAGGGCGTCAAATACGTTTCCTTTCGGTTTCAAAGTCACGGAGTTCGCCGACGACGCCGACCCTTTCGATTTTCCAAGTCAACAGATTGCAGATAGCGCAATGGGGTTGAATGGTGACTTGATCGTATGGGCGAAAGCTAACCCTATTAAAATTTCCTTGGCCGTAGTGCCGGGGACTTTCGATGATATTAACTTAGGTATTTTAATGGAAGCTAATAGAGTCGGTAAGGGTAAACAAGGCGCTAAAGACGTAATCACGGTTAACGGTCTTTATCCTAGCGGCGGATTTATTACACTAACTAACGGTATCATCACGGACGGTATGCCGGGCAATGCAGTTTCTAGCGCTGGCCGTTTGAAATCGAAGGTTTACAACTTCTCATTCGAAAACAAGGTAGGCATAGGCTAATGGATTTAATTGATGCAAAACCGGTAACCATTAATAACAAGAACTTTATTTTGTCTAAGTTCCCAGCTATTCAGGGTAGAAAGATCATAAGCAGCTATCCTTTGACTTCGTTACCTAAAGTCGGAGATTACAAGCAGAACGAGCAAATTATGCTTGAACTCATGGGTTTTGTAGCGGTTGATATCGGCGGTAATGTCACGCGGCTTGCTTCGCCTGATATTGTGAATTCTCAAACCGGCGACTGGGAGACATTAGTAAAACTTGAGCTTGCGATGATAGAGTACAATTGCTCTTTTTTTCGCGATGGGCTAGTCTCGACTATCTGGAAAGATTTAGCCCAGAAGTTACCGGGGTGGATTTCAAAAACATTGATAACTTCATTGGAACCATTATTGCCGAAAATAAAGCAAGTCTTCAAGAGCTAAGAACTATATACACGCTTGAAGACGCCTTTATGCTGTATGAAACAATAGTAGTCCCTAGGATGAATGAGTACCTCGCGGCAAAAGAAGCCGAGAAGCGTAGCCGACAGCAACAGAGGCGTTAATAATGGCTATTTTAGATACATTCTACATTATGTTTAAGGGCGATTCGTCCAGCGCAGAACGTGCCCTAGAGCGCGTTGACCGCTCGGCTAACCGCCTTGATTCTTCACTTAATCGCGTTGCTCGGCGCTGGTTGTCTCTTTACGCCATTATTAATCAAGCTACCCATGCCTTAAAATATGCTTTCGATTTAACGGAAGCCTCCCAGCAATTAGGGGTTAATACTAGCGCCTTAGAAACATGGGGCGGCGTAGTACAAAAGACCGGGGGGACACTTTCTAGTTTTACGAAAACCCTTGAGACTTTGGCCGAGAAGTTAGGCACTACACCTAAAATCGCTTTACAATCTTTGCCAGTGTTGGCCGCTCAGTTCGAAAGACTGAACCGCGCCCAAGCTGTGAAATATGGCAAAGTACTCGGGTTAGATTTACCCACTATCCTATTATTGCAAAAAGGGCGTGCCGAAGTTGACGCCCTTGTAAAACGCCAACAAGAATTAGGGACTATCACAGAAAAAGACGCTGGAACTTTTAGGCGCTTTAGAAGTGAGCTTCAAGATACCGGCCACGGCATACAATATATATTTTTACAAATGGCGCTTAAAGTGCTGCCGGTTATTAACAATATTTTACATGCTATTCAAGATTTCACGATTCATCTACAAAAGCACTCCGGGTTAATCAAAGGCGCACTTATACCTATTACGGCCGCAGTCACGGCTTTTGCGGCCAGCTTTATTTTAGCTAACCCTATATTTTATGGGGCTATTACGGCATTGGGTTTATTAGCTGCCGCTTTTGCTTTAGTGTATGACGATATCCAAGTTTTCCAACGTGGCGGCATTTCGGTTACGGGGGATTTTATCAACCGGTTCCCATTGATGACCGCGGTTATCAAAGATGCACTCCAAGGAGTCAAGCTATTCTTTAAAGGGATATTGTGGATATTCGACGTTTTAGCTAATGATATCGAAACGGTTTTAAGCGCTCTTAAAATGGTAGGTAGCTGGGTAGCGCCTTATATTAGTGGAGCATTTAAAGGGATGAAATTAGAAGGGGACTTTGATTTAAATAGCGCTAAAAGAACCATAGCGCTAGCTAATACAAACCCTCTTGGTTCAGCCGGTATGAAAAGTGCTATAAATAACTCTTTATCAAATAAAAGTACGACCATAGCCATAGAAAAGATAGAAGTTAATACGCAAGCGACTGACGCGACCGAAATAGCCTACGGATTAGGTAACGCCTTGCAAAACCAATTCCGTCAAGCTCAAAACGAATTTAGCGGCGGGGTGATGATTTAATGCCTAATATCTTCGAAACATTATTACCGACTCACGCCTATGACCAAGTGGCGATATATAATCAAAACTTTGAACAAGTATTTCCACGCGCTCGCGCTATAAAAGCTATTATCAAAGAGGAAGCTAAGGTCATGGAGCACCCGCTCGAAACGGGTGCAACCATAGTTGACCATAGAATCATACTGCCGGTTGAATGTGAAATTACCATGATGTTGCAGGCGGCCGACTATCAAGATACTTACCGTCAGATAAAGCAGCTTTATTTAAACGCTGAATTATTAATAGTACAAACTAAATCCAGTGTATATTATAATCAACTTATCGCGTCTATGCCGCATGAAGAAAATCCAGAACAATACGACGCATTAACCTTAGAACTTGGGTTAAAAGAGGCACAATTTGCTACAACACGTTTTGACTATGTACCCTCAAACCCTAAGCAGTCAAGTACCGTAAATCGAGGGACTCAACAGTCGAAACCAGTTACCCAAGAACCTTTAAGATCAGATATTAGCAACCGGGTAGGGAGGTTTTAAGATGTTATCTATACCGGTATCAGCCGTCCCCAATCAGTCATTTTCTATTGTCCTTGATGGCAATCAATATGACATGTCGATATATGTTACTAATAACGTATCGGCTATTGATATCATACGTAACAACGTACCTATATTGTTAGGTAGTCGTATCGTCCCTAATAGCCCTATTATTCCTTATCGCTATTTAGAAAGCGGTAATTTTGTATTCGCTACCGAAGACGGCGCGTACCCTTTCTATACGGAGTTTGGCGTTACGCAAACCTTATATTATTTTTCACAAGTTGAACTTGATGAAATAAGGGCTTCGGCATAATGGCTAACGAACTTGACCCCCGCATAGTACAAGTCTCTATCGAGGTTAACGGTCGAATTGCTACCTATGACGAAATTTATATTAAGGCCACGGGTACGAAATACGCGAATGCCTTACAGAACGAAATGACAATCACTATTACAAACTTGGACAAAATAACCCAAGATTTCATACTTACCGAAACGTCACCGTTTAACCCTAATCGCACCCCTAAAATTGTTAGATTATTTGCCGGGAGACAATCGTATGGGACTACTCTTATTTACAGTGGCAACATTACTAGTGCTGTTGTCTCGCAACCGCCCGACGTTACCGTAACCCTTAAGTGTTTAACGGGTAATTATACAAAAGGTACAGTACTCGCTAGGAATCACCCCGGCGTTGCGTCTCTAGCCGATATCGCAAAAGGGGTCGCACAAGATACTAATACTATTTTGAACTTCCAAGCGACAAATAAGAATATCACAAATTACACATTTTCAGGGTCAGCCCTAGACCAAGTTGGGTTATTAGGAACCGCGGGCAATGTGAATGTATTCATTGATAATGATATACTGGTCGTCAAAGATGGGGCGGTTCCAATCACCGGCGCAATACGTGAACTAAGCGCGGCTTCTGGAATGATTGGCATCCCCGAGATTACCGAGCAAGGCATTAAGGTTAAATATTTACTTGACAATGTTTCGCGTCTTGGGGGTGGTTTACAGATTCGTAGTGATATGTACCCCGCGGCTAATGGATTGTACATTATTTATAAACTTGGATTTGAGATAGCCAATAGAGATACCCCGTTTTATTTCATAGCGGAAGCGGCGAGGCGTAGCAATGGCTGATAGTAGAGGAAATAACCCGAATATTGACCCGGCGAACAATGACACGCTGGCGGGTACTTTACGTTCTGTTTTTGCTCAACTTATGCGCAATGTAGACGGTACGCTACCGGCCCGAGTTCTTAGGTATGACCGAGACACCAATAGGGTACAAGTCGAAGTACTTATCGCGATGATTACCACATCAGGCCAACAAGTCAGCCGAGCGCAGATTGCGAACATACCCGTTATTAACTTAGGGGGTGGTGGGTTTCTTATAAACTTTCCTCTTAAAGTCGGCGACCTTGGTTTCATTATGGCGAATGACCGAGACATAAGCCTATTTTTACAATCGTTTTCAGAAGCGCCACCAAATACAAATAGAGTTAAAAGTTTCTCAGATTCTATATTTATCCCCAGCGTATTAACAGATTATACAATTGATGGGGCCGACGCTGACAACATGGTCATTCAGAATCTGGATGGAACCGTTAAGATATCGTTAGGGCCGGACAGCGTGAATATATCCTCGACGGTCGGCGTAACCATAGACACGCCATTAACTACCGTTACCGGCGAGTTAGTGGTTCAGGGTTTATTACGGTCTACGGGTGGTTTCGCGTCTACGGGTATCGCCACGACTATATACGCCTCTTACTTTGGCGGGCCTATTTACGTATTGGGTAATGGTGATTCAAGTGTTGCATTTACGCCGGGCGTTCCGGGTGCTCCAATACCTCCGCCACCCCCGCCATAAGGACTTAAAATATGACTGCGCAGACTTTAGCGGTAAACGAAAATAATGATATCTTTAGGGGCGAAGATGGAAATATCGCCCTTATATTTAATTTAGCTGGCACATTGCAAGCTTGCGCACATGCGGCTAAAACTAGACTAGGCGAAATGATTTTTCAGGCAAACCAAGGTTTACCGGATTTTGAACTAATATGGGTAGGCGTTCCAAACCTACAACAATACGAATCAGCCGTCCGTGCGACGCTTTTAGCCGTCGCGGGGGTTAAAGAAATAGTATCTTTTACGTACAGGTTAGCGGATAATAATTTAACTTATACTGCAACGATTTTAACAATTTATGGTACAGGGGTTGTAAATGGCTGACGTATATAAATACATTGAACCGCAAGGCGTCATAGTGCCTGACACTAGCGTCATATCCGATATGGTCATTGAGGAATATAAGGACGTATTTGGACAAGATTTAATCACTACGCCTAATACCCCGCAAGGTACATTAATTGCGGCAGAAATTCAAGCCCGAGACGGCATAGCGATTAATAACTCTCTCCTTGCTAATCAAATAAACCCCAATCTTGCCGGCGGCATATTCCTTGATGCAATTTTAGCTTTGACAGGCTCACAGCGTACCGCGGCAACTTTTAGTACCGTAGTTGGAACAGTTACCGGCGTAGTGGGTACAATCATACCTGCCGGCTCCCAAGCTCAAGAAACCGTAGGTCAAAAGATATTCCAAACTACCACAATGGTCACAATCCCCGTAGGTGGCAGTATTGATGTGACTTTTCAAGCGCTTGACCCCGGCCCCGTTGGTGTCACCCCCGGAACTCTTACACAGATTGTAAGTTTAGTTATCGGATGGGAAACCGTCACTAATGCAAACGCCGCCGTCCTTGGAACTAATACACAAAGCGACGACGCAGCACGAGGGTTTCGTAAAGCAACATTAGGCGTGCAAGGCATGGGTTTAGCGGTCTCTATCCTCTCGGGGATTTATGCCGTACCCAATGTTAAAAGCGCTACATTCCGAGAGAACATAGCTAATATAGTCACGGTTATAGACGGCGTGACAATGCAGCCGCACTCTATCTACCTATGCGTAGATGGTGGTACGGATTTAGACATAGCGACTACTTTAGTCGCTCGAAAGAATGCGGGGGCAGCTTATACAAACGGCGCGGGCATACCGGTTACTGTTCCATTCACCGAGCCGTTTAGCGGTCAGGTAATGAGCATTAAATTCGATAGGCCCACCCCCGTTCCTATCTTGGTTAGGGTGACGATCAAGGCTAATACGTCTTTGTCAGACCCTCAAACCTCCGTAAAAAACGCAATCGTTGATTACGCAAATGGGCTGATACCCGGCGAGCCGGGTTTCACGGTAGGTACTTCGGTTTCACCTTATGAACTTTCAGGCGCTATTAACTATTACAACCGAGCAATATTTGTTACATTGGTAGAGATTTCATATGGGCCGCCCGACCCATTAAGTTACGTTACTACAACGTTACCTATAGCGATATTCGAAATTGCGACTATCAGTGCTAGCAATATCACGGTGATCATAGTATGAACATAGAAGAATTTGATTATGATATTGACATAACCAAAGTTCTACTATGGCAATACAACCATGCGGCTAACTTAGAAAAACTCGTTATTAATAAAAATATATGGACAGCTTTATTTGGTACGCTGTTTTGGGATGACTGGTTTTTTATTGTATTTGATTTGCGCACAGCCGACCTATTTGGGCTTACTATTTGGTCAATTATACTTGACTTGCCTTTATTTGTTCCAGTTACCAGCGAACCACCGGTAGGCGTTCCAGTGTGGGGATACAATAAGATTATTACGCCCCCGCCACCCCCAGATTTAGAAAATAGTTATCTCAATTACAATTGGAGTAACTTAGCCGGCGCTCTTGTAGTACCCGTGCTAACTCAAGAAGAACAGCGCACAGCCTTAAGATTGCGATACTATCAATTAGTATCTCGGGGCGCAGTGACAGAAGTTAACGTATTTTTAAATTATCTATTCGGCAGTCAAGGCGGCGCATGGATGATAGATAATTTCGACATGACGATAACCTATCAATTCGGATTTCCGATAAGCGGCGTATTACTTTCTGTTATTGACGCATATAGCCTATTGCCTAGACCGGCAGGGGTTGCGGTAAATTATATTGTTCCACCATAGAAAAAAGGAATTTACATGGCTAAGTATTTCATATTTCCGTTTGCGACCGCTGGGGATAAGCTAGCAATACCTGACGCGTCCGTCGGTAATCCAGTCAGCTATCAAGATGGCTGGGGGCCAGACTATGAACTCGATTTATTGACCGACCCGTCGGCGCTTCCGATTCCTCGCGATCAAACGAATCAATTGTACTTTGATATTACAGACGCAATAAAGCAATATCAGACTCACGGCGTGCCGGACTTTATCACATCAACCGATAACTTAGGCTCGCCCTTCGCCTATGATATATACGCCCAAGTTCGTTTTGATGACGGCGGCGGTGTGAAAATATATGAGAACCGAGTACCCGGAAACGTTACGACGCCCCCCGACCCTTCGTGGGTCGTCATTAGTGGGAACCCTGTACCCTCCGGTATTATGCTGCCGTACGGGGGTGGGGTGGTTCCTGCCGGGTATTTATTGTGCAATGGTGCTTTAGTAAGTCGGGTTAGCTATGCCGCACTTTATGCCGCTATTGGCGACGTATGGGGGCTGAATGACGGCTCAACGAATTTCGTATTACCTAATATGACCCGCCGTACTCTGGTAGGTGTTGGGGGTGTTGCATATCCCGGCGTATTGGGTAATACATTGGGTAGCGTCGGAGGTTTCGACGCGGTAGCATTAACCGTGGGACAAATGCCAGCGCATACACATGAACAAACACCCGGGTATAGTCTTGTCACTGTTGGTCAAGGTAATTCTTTTATTGGTTTTAGAGCGCCAGCCGGAGGCCAGCAGACAGGGCCTAGAGGTGGAAATGAGGCGCACCCGAATATACAACAATCGGCCGTTTGTAACTTCATGATAAAGGTGTAGCGCATGGCTAAATTCTTCGTTTACGCTTTTGCGACTAATGCCGCTAATCGCGCGGCGGTTCCTGAACTACCGCAAGATGATGGTAGCGTAAGTTATACACAGGGGTTAGGGCCATATTATTCACTTAATTATGCTCTCGGCCCTCCCGCGCTTCCATTGGACAGAAAGCAATCGAATCAAGTATTTTACGATATCACAAACGCTATACGGCAATACCAGACTTTAGCGCGGCCGGATTTTATCACGCCTGCCGATAATGGTGGTGTACCATTCCCCTACGAGCTATATGCTCAGGTGCGATATGATGACGGCAGCGGCTTTAAGGTCTATGAAAACCAAGTCAACGTAAACCCTAATGACCCCACTAGCCCTACGTGGCAAGTCAATAGCGGTGACCCCATACCGCCGGGTTCTATTGTGGGATATGGTGGCGCAACACCCCCAACGGGTTATTTAGTATGCGATGGGTCAGCGGTAAGCCGAGTAACTTACGCATTTTTATTTGCGGCTATAGATACCGTATGGGGGCCGGGCGACGGTTCTACAACCTTCAATCTTCCTGATATGCGACGCCGCGTACCCGTGGGCGCGGGTGGTACTAACCCTTATAGTTTACTGCCTACAACATTGGGGTCTTATGGTGGCGCTGATTCCGTTACGGTAACCGTTAATCAATTACCGTCTCATACTCACGGTTTTGTAACTCAGTTTATATTATTTCCAGCTAGAAAGATTACTTCTCATGCTTCAGCCGGTGAAAGAGATTTAAATTTCGGTGGAGACAATAGACAAACAGGGTCAGCCGGAAGCGGTGGGGCACATCCCAATATACAGCAATCAGCGGTGGGCTATTGGCTAATCAAGACTTAAATTTTGTACAAGCTATTTCCGTCCTCTTAGACATCGAGGGCGGCTATTCTAATCGACCTGACGACCTCGGGGGCGAGACTAACTATGGTATTAGCAAACGTCAATATCCACATTTAAACATCCCTGAACTTACCACATTAAAAGCCGCTGACATTTACTATAATGATTATTGGCGCAGATATCGAATAAATGAAGTCAATGACCCCGAAGTAGCACGTATACTACTGCTCGCATTTGTGAACCTAAACCCGGAATCTATAGGGCTATGTGTCCAGAAAGCAATCAATAAGCTAGGCGGCGGTGTGCAACAGGACGGTATTGTAGGGTCGGAGACCATAAAATTGCTCAATAAACTATCACCTAGGCGTATAGCCGATAATCTACGCCTCGAATTGGTGAAATTTTACCTAGGCCGTGTTATGCTAAATAAGACGCAATTAGTCAATTTTGCCGGATGGATTCGGAGAGCCTTACTATGATGGGTTTACTAAAGATTGTTAAAGACAGTATCACAGAACATGACGGTGAGACCTACGATAACGGCCGGATTATTTGCGCCTTGAGTTTCAACATTTACTATTTGTTGGCCTTTTATAATACATACTTAGGTCACGGGTGGTCGGCTATGGAGTTTGCGAGCGGGGCTACAGCTATGGCGGTAGGCTTTGGTATTAACTTGCACCTCACGAAAAAGGAAGATACAAAATGAACTTTGATATCAAAAAGTTAGTGATAGGCATTCTTAGCGTAATCATTGCAGTATTAGGGGGAAATGCATATCAAACCTCTAACTCTCTTAACGATGTGCAAAAAAGTATGAACCAATTGACACAAACGGTTAATACTATGAACACATCAAAAATGGTAGCTAACGAAGAAACAGAGTGAATACGCAGCGCGGCGGATTTCGATATACGATTTAGTCAGCCGCGCATCGTTGAACTCTCCCAATTCCCAGAAGCCAGCTAGACAAGATCATTATATCGTTATATAATGATGATAGTCGAGTTCGGAGGGAAACGGGCTTTACTACAGAACATTAAGAAATTAGGGAGTCCGTTTCGTATTATGTCAAAAGTAAACCTAAATCTTTTAATTGACGAAGCTACACGCCAAGACTTCAAAGCTGCGTGTGCTAAGAATGGTACAAATATGACCAATGTACTATTAGATTGCATCTTTCAATATGTAGTAGAGTATCTTAAAAATGAAGAAGTACAGAGTAGTACACCTCGCCAACGGTGAATATGGCGTACAAAAAAGACGCTGGTTGTTTTGGTGGAAGCTACTGCCGTCCACGTCTGGTTATAGTAATGGGGCTTATGCTGAAATAGCCCGGCTAATTGCTAACGACAAAGAACAACGAAGAATTAAAAAAGGCTTGAAAGTTATACGAGTGCACAGTTACGATAAAGAGCAGCCAATTACAAATTAACGCGGGCTTATCCATCCCGCGTATTTTTTAATCTTCTCGTATATCCCTAACGTCTAATTCAACTAAAAGATCTTGAAATAACTTTTCGGCTTCTTCTTTAGTAGGAAACCCATTGTTACAGCAAGCCCCGCTAGAGAAACTAATATTTATTCTATAGAGACTTTCCGCGTCTATATAGTCACGCTCTATGAAATCCACATTGTTCATATTTAACAGTAATTCGCCAAGTCTAAAAAACATTACTTTACGTCCTCATATTTAACCATAAATTGATATTTATACGGACTGCTTAAGGTGGGAGAGCCGAGCGGTTCCCAACCTTCTTTAAGGCAATCACGTACTAAAGGTACTAAGTGTGCCATTTCGGTAGTAACTCTCACATAACTATAGTCAACTATTTTTCGCATTCCTTACCCTCCAATTGTTTAATAGCGTCATTGATATACCATTTAGCCTTTTTTAAATCCTCAATCCCACCCTTTAGCTCATGTCTCCATAGGTACTTAACGGCGTTTCCGATATTAAATGACATATGGCGAGCTATCTCTATGCATTCGATACTTTCTTTACAATTGCCACAGTGGGCTTTAGACGACGTATAGTGCGGGGGATGGTTAACCATATCTTTATTTAGCTCTCTTTTATCCCGTATTTCAGCAAAACATGCGTTACATACATCCGCCCATATGCCATCAATTTGTGTGGAAGTAAAACCACAGGTTTCTTTATAGCATTTTTGGCATTTATCCATAAGCTACCTCCCCAAGTTAACTAATGAAAATGACTTATTAGGCTCTGGGCAGCGTGACGATTCAAAAGTCACAGATTCCAAATGTGTGATACGTTTCTCATGGTCTCTCAATTCTAATATCGTAAAGGTAAGCATACCCGCTATGAAAGCCCCTATTGTGATATCAAATATTTCCTTCATTATCTTTACTCCTTTACCAATGACACATGAGGTATATATTAACTATCATACAAGTAGAGAATATTGCGCCTGCCGTTACTTCATATATCCAGTGGTTCATATAAAATTATTCTCCAATAAATAAATGAGCATTTTCGCTCGTGCATTGGCTTCGTTCGTATCACACGTATCGTATAGCACCGTAAGATCGCCACCAACACCATTTGAATATCTTACATAATTTTCTAATACCCTTTTATAGCTATTAAGGATGTACCACGTACCCTCAAAATGGACATTCCAATTGAGCATTTCTAAAAGTTCCGAGGATGTAAAAGCCGAAAAATGAGTAAACTCACTTCCATTCAATGGATATACACAATATGGGAAATAAGCCAATCCGTAGCATTCATCGCTAGCCCATTCCCAATAAAATAGGCTTTGTTGTTTAACTCCTAATTCTTTTAGTCGTTTTGAAAGTTTTAAACTTATTAATTGGTCTTCTAGCTGCATCGGTTCCACCTCTTTTGATGTTCTAGGTCTCTTTCGAGTTCCTTAATCTGTTTTTCTTGCTCATGGATAATTGAATGCTCTATGTCTTGACCCGCCGCTCGCCATATAGCTAACCTGATTTCATGTAAATTATCAAACGTATAGTGACTAAGTAAATTAATATTCTTAATGTACTCAAGATTACCGTTTAATAGCTCTCTAAGGATATACCGGACTTCATGGGCGATATGCTGCCTATAGCTTTCTTCAAGATTATAGGAAAACCATTGATGCAAGTGTTCAATCATCCTATCGTATATGCCGTCACTTACTTTTTTTAAATCTTCTTCAAGCTCACTTCTGGCTTTGTCGCCGGCGTCCTGTAACATGCTGGCGAATTTCTTAGTTTCTTCTGATAATTGGTGTGAATGTATCATACGGTTACCTTATATTCTTCAATGTAATATTCGCATCCCAAGTTTTTAACGTGCTGTTCAGCCTTAGACATTCTAAGATAAACCCCCATTATCTCGGGGTCTTCATCTAATGACGATTTTATCACTATAAAAACTTTCATCCTTTAAAATCCTCCGTTAAATAGCTGGGTAATAACTCTTGTTCTCTAAGCTGCCGCGTAGACTTTCTACGTTGAGCAACACAATTACCACTACAAAAAACATTGTTCCGAGACCTAGTAGCAAACTTAGCGAAGCACACGATACATGTGATCCTAAATTTCTTAGGTATAAGTTTACTTTTTAGGCAATGGCATGATTTGCAATAATTAGTTTTAACGTAAAACTCAGCTAATACTTTAAACTGTTGGCATTTGTAACACCATTTTTTACTAGGGTCTTCCGATCTTACGGTCTTTGATCTAAACCTAGTTTTCTTGACTTGCCCCGAGCCGTTACACTTGGGGCAGCACATCGTTTCTTCTGTCATTTTATTAACTCTTAACAAACATCATTTCAATTTTTTTATTTTGGTCAGCCATTGTTTTAATCGCGTCTTGACTAATCATTTGTGAATAAGCCGATACGAAAACTAGTCCCACTATTAATAACGCCTCAATAAACCTATCCATGTCTATATCCCTTTGAGTTAATGACCGTATGGTCAATAACAACTATAGGGAGGTTTCTATAGAATGTCAACTATTTATTTGAATTTCATCCGCAATAAATGCTCCGGTAAATAATCCAATGGGTAAAAATAATATTAAGTAAAAAATGGCATACCCCATACCGCAATAAGCTGTTATAAGCAAAGGCGCTGATACTAGGAAAACACCAAAGAATATAAGACCTAAAAAGAACACTATGTATTTCATTTAACTATTTCCTTATTTTCCTCTGGGTTTTGTATAATCATTACGGCTTCCATATCTTCCCAATGAAATTCAATAGCTTTATTTACTATCCTTGCCTCTGAAACAAAAGATAATTGGCATCTTTCCGCGTGTGTTTCTGATTTTAAAATAACTCTGTTCCATTCGACCTGTACTATCATTTGTTATATCTCTTTGCTCTCCATCCACCCTTAGCCTTAACCGGCCACCCTTTCGCCCAATGGGGCATTTTACTCATAATGGTTTCAACTTCGGCCACCGAACCTACACCCTCGGGAACCTCGACGATGATTTCATCATGAACGTGTAGAACTACGGGATAGCCCGCGGCCTCTAAATTCACAATGGCATGTGCTAATAAATCCCGCGCTGTTGCCTGTACGATATTCTCGGTTAGCTTACCGCCGTAGGTGTCCATGCGAACCCAACCCATAGCGCCATACTTAGGGTTAGTATTCCACCCTTCGAAACTAAGTGCATCTTGTCCCCATTTACCCGGGGAGATAACCGGCTTGTGATATGTGATTAATCGACCAGACAATAAGCGGCAGTAAAGTACCTTACGTTTACACACGTAGGTTATGCCGTTATAGGAATATTCGACTCCTTCGTCTCTTACCGCATCAAGCGCCGCATCTTGAACGCCGTACCAGAATCTTACAATGTTAGGAGAAGCTGCACGCCATGCGTCGATAGCTTTTTGCATATCGTCATCTGAGGGAAAATATTCATCAGCACCAAAAGCTTTCCAAGCACCTTTGGCCCCTTGGTAACCACTAGCCAGCTCGGCAACCTTACCAAACTTACGAGCGGGATGATGTGAACCCGAAGTACTTTTGTATAGTTCAAATTCTTCAAAATCCATGCCGTTAATTTTAGCGGCCGACATTTCATAAATTTTGCCATGCGTGTTAAATACATCGAGTCGCCATTGTTCCTTAGCTAAGGCCGCAAGTACTACGGCTTCAATGGCGCTATAGTCCGAGCATATTAAATCTTTACCCGGGGCAGCTATAAACATCCCCCGTAAACATGCACTTATGATTTCCACCGCATCACCGAAATAATATTCCGTCAGGGGTAGACTACCTATAGATAATATTTCGATAGCATCAGAAACCGCGCCGGGGTTCCATTCAACAACCTTACCTAAATCAAATAGTTTACAATCACACCAAGGGCATACGTGAGTATCTTTATTTGAATGCTTAGAACAAGTTTGGCACTTAGCTACCATAGGCCCACTATTCGGCAGGTTTTGAGGTTGCGGCCCGTTGCCTGACGCTCGGCCAGTCCGTGCGGCATGATACATAAAGAGGTCATGCAAACGGCCGTCGCGGGTCACTTGGTTTGACATAGAATAAGGTTTTTTAACTGACGCAGACCCTAACATTTCCCTAAGCTCTAAAGCCCTACGTACATCAGGTGGAAGCAATGGAAGCTTTAAAGCAATACTTAATGTCTCCGCGGTGAGCGACGGCATAGGGTAACCCCTATGATCAAGCCATGCTTTAAGTGCGGGTAATTCACTAGCCGCGCCGACGGTTCTATCAGTGATACGGAATAACTCTAAGTCGTACTTATGGTAAGCCTGCTCTAATATCAATTTACATTTTTCGATAAGGTCTACATCAACCTGTACGCCGCGTATATTGATTTCAAGGTCACATTGCCAGAAGTGTAGCTCCTCGGGGGACAAGTCGGGAATGAGTGAAGACAACTCGGCTTCGGCCTGAATATCTCTAAGGCAATAATTATAGAAATTCTTAGCGTCCTCGGGGTCGTCACTGGGTAAGGTGCGTAAACTAGCATTGTGCTTAGTAGGGTTCCGAGGAATAGAGAACTTATTGATCAAGCGTGTACCGTCTTTGTCCTTTTGGTTCTTAATTCCTACAACCGTACCGCAAGGCGCTAAGGAACCGGGGAGAGCGTGGGCACGGGCTTTCGCCGCTGCGCATCGTAATTGAACCGGGTGTATTTTAGGAAAGCCGTATTTAGGTATGCATACATTTGTCCATATCCAATATTCAAACGCTACGTTCCAAGCTTCAATGACTCCACCCATTACTAAGTGCCTAAATAAATCGCTAGGGTTTTCATCGCCGGGAACCCACAACTTACGACCTTCTCCGTTCTTTAAATCATAAGCTAAACAAATCACCTCAGCGTCGGGATGTTCCGAATACTTGGCCGCACCGACGGCGAATATACCTTTTTTTGTCGCACCTATTGGCTTTTTAAACTTCTGTTCTTTCTCATTCCATACGAAACCCGCAGGGCTGTAAGTCTCGAAGTCAATATCAGGTACTATAGTCGTCACACCGAGTCCGGCGACTAATGACGTACCGGCCCTATAATCGTCAAGCGTTGGGGGTGGGGGAGGGATTAGCATTCCAATGGTTCTCCAAGTTCTTTTAGCACTTCTATAACGAAGTCCTTAATAGCGTCTAACCTTTTTATTTTAGGTATATTTATTGGGTCAAAATGATGCGCTAAATTCTGACGATGACAATGATCATAAATACCTTTTAAAGCGTTTATTGCTTTTTCATATTTATATTCTATTTCGTTAGGGATAATAGTTCTTTGTATTTCATTAACTTTATTTTCTAGTTTCATTAATCTTCTTGCTAACATCTCATTTTCTGTACGTGTTAATGTTACCCGTTCTTTTAATAGCATAATTTACCCTTTAGCCCCCAGAACGGGGGCAGTGTGATTAATCAACTTTGTCTAACTTTATTTTATGCTTATCTTCCATAAGTTCTTTTATCCATAGGGTGTATTTAGTATTTTTACCAGCTAAATAACCCATAATAAAAGATAGAAGTACGCATATAACCTGTATAAGAAAATGTTCATCTATCATGCTAACATCATCCCGTTTTGTATTAATTGCTCATCAGTCCAACCCGCTTGTTTATAAGCTTCGTAGGTTAAACCGTTTGCCTTATCGGTCATTTGTTTAGGAGTTAATATTGCATTGTATGGCGCAGGTGCTGCCGTAACGGGTGGCGCGGCGGGTGTGACAGGTGCAGACGCCGCAGCCGGTTGACTTGACATACCAACAGGAACGGGGGAACAACCGACAGGCATAGCGCCGCCGAAACCTATAGTTTTAGGGTCAATATTGCTTCTCATAATTTCCGCCCCATATCCGATAAATGCTACGTGTGAAAAGTTCAAGAACATACCGGGGTTCATTTGTGCCACGTTTGGCTCAATGCTTCCGTAAACTTGAATGAAATAACCGGTCTTAATAGCACCCTCTGGCATAGTGAAAATAGAACCGTCGATGTTACAAAGTGTTGGCGCAAACTGTGTGCTAAAACTTAAAATCCAATGGCCGGGATATCCTTCATTATCACATGGTCGGGTTCCCTTCTGGTTAACTTCGGTACTATCGCCGTCGGTAACTTTCCACGCAAATTGACGATTGTTAAATCGACCGTCTGGGAATGCTTTTACCGCTTCGCCCCATATTATTTGACCCCATGCCGTTTGATTCCAGTGTGTTTCGGTTCCTTTGGCGACTGCAACTTTAATCCAGTATTTAACCGTAGGTTTTCCGGTCTTATCTGTTAAAGGTTTACCATAAAAATCTTCTGTATCGGGAGTGTATAAAGAACCCATTACTAAGCGGCCAATCGGGGAACGTAATTTTTCTGACATGTTTATTTTCCTTAAGTAAGTTTGTTTATCCGAAGCAAGTATATCTACTATTGACCGACTAGTCAATAGCTATTTTTAAATTAAGTAGCATAAGACCAGATGGCTTGACATATCCACCCGTCATAATCGAATGGCGCACCCGATAATCTCCACCCAGAATCTAAGTGCTCTTGCACCTGAGTAACTAATTTAACCGTGTCTAAACTAGCTATAACATCAAATAAAACCCTACCTTGTGTTTCATAATCTATATTGTCACTCATGAGAACATTTTCCTTTAGTTAATTAATTTCTCTTTAACTTCTAACTCTTTTACGTAATAGTGGTTTTCCTCGGCGAAGGCGAAAACCTCCGCATCAACTTCGTGCAAAAATACGTCCATTAGTGCACCATCATCCAAATCAAAGACTCCATAAACTATCATGAGAACATTTTCCTTATTTTCCTTTCGTCAATGGGTTGTAACTTCTTAGCGCCTTTGGGGGTTTCGGAGTATTGCCGCACAACCTTAGCGGGTATGCCGGCTTGGATTGCCTGCTTAGGCGTGATAAATTTCACTTCAGCAGGCTTACGTAATTCAATATCGAACAGTTCGCCTAGCGCCGTAATCTCTTTTTCATCTTTTGCCCATTTCTCTAAGCTTTGTACTTCTCCAAGTTCATAATGGGGTATGCGCTTACCGCTCTTAAGAAGCGAGAGGGCTTCTTGCTCAAGGCCGGTTATGCGAGCGTCAAGCAATTTAGCGGCGTTATGCAATATACGCAATTCATTACCTAACTCGGCCGCGTTCATATCGTGGGGTATAGATATATCCATAGTGTTAATATTACTTAAGACCGTCTTTTGTAACGCCGGGCACGCGTGCCGTGCTTGGCAGTTTACACACTGGGGGGATGGTTTAGTAACTGGATTGCTTTGCATCGCTTCCCATTCGGTACGCATTAGCATATCCCAATATTCCACAAGGTCTTTTAACTCTACTTCCCAAGTTCTTATAGGGCCGTCGGGATGGGACGCTCGCGGTTGAACAATGTGAAATACGGCTTTTGTGTATCTTTCATTTATACCCGCCGCGTACTCTATCATTTGCCAATTTTCGTAAACTTCAACGGGGCCAAACCCATATTTAAAATCAAACATATGTAACGTTTCATTTTCTACAAACCAAGCGTCAGGCGTGCCCCAGCACTCCGGGTGAATGCCCGGCATTTCGAGGCGTTCTTCAATATGTAGCTCTGCCGTTTCGTTAGTGGCAAAAATACTTTCATTATTTAAGACCGTGAAAACATGATCTATATACAGGTTAACGCCGTATTTTAAGTAAGAGGGTATATCTTCCGGGTCTTCTAAAGTAAATATACCGCGCTTAATAGCTTCACTATATTTCATATGCATTGCGGCGTAGTGATGCGCAAGTTCTCCCTCTTGTGCCGCCTCTGTTTGTTCACGTGGGTAGAGTGCTTCGAGTTTTCTTGAACCCGAGCAAGCTACCCGCCTAGCTGCCGACGATGGTGGTAATACTGAATGCTCGCTCATTATTTACCCCTCAAAGCTTCGTCAAGATCAGCATCAATAAGCGGTATCAAATGGTCATTTGTGAATATATCCTTAATTGCGACAAGGCCGTGCTTTCTTACGATTGACGTTACTTGCTCATGCGTCAGTTTATTTGTAGCTTTTGCCATGACTATCTTATCAATTACGGTATTACCGTTGACTGGTGGGGGTGGGGCAAATACAGGGTCAGGTGGTATGTCTATTTTTACGGGTTGTACGTCCACATGGTATAAATTTTCCGTTTCAAGCTTCTTAATTACTTCACTAGCTGACTTATGTTTTCTCTTTTTTGGGGTAACGGCTCGTTTTAGTATGTCGGTTAGTTCGTCTCCTTTTATTTCTTTTTTTAGTTGATCGTCTAATGGTTTAACAAACTTATCTAGAAAACCTTGTGCAGATTCGGCAACTATGTGATTGTGGGAAGGTATTCCAAATAGGTCGTTAGCTTGAAGCATCCCTTTGTCATCACATACTTGTATTGGTTCTTCTAGTACTCTAATGCCCGCGTTAACCGTGTTGCTAAAAGCTTCTTTTAGCGCGGCGGTGCTTATTTCATTAAAATTAGTTGGCATATCCATTGCACTAACGGGCACTGTATCAAGATCGCCATAGGCTTGTGCACTTCCACAATGTTGATAAGGTGCACTTGCTAAATCATGGAAATTATGACCTTTTATTTCGTCATGAATTTCAAAGCCCCTATGTCCTTGCTCGGGTAATTCATCAACGGTTAATACAGTAGGTTCTCTAAATAACTCTTGTACTCTTTCGGCCGCTTTGGTGTGAATATCTTGAGGCTGAATAGGCTGCCTAAATACTTCTTCCGGTACTTCACGCACGCCATGCCCCGCAAAGTCTAGTAAGAACGTAGCGAGCTTAACTAAGTCTTGGGGTCTTTCTTGACGTAAATCGGTAATCTCTATCTTAATCATTTGTTAATCTCCATTTATTAATTAGGTAGTCCCCGCGGGCGGCAGTACTTACGTAAGGAGGTTTACCCCGGGACTTGTCGCGGTTAGCGCACTCACGACTTGCGTTGTGAAATCTAATGTAAAACATCTTTCTCTCTTAAAAACGAGTAATTTAAACCTGCTATTAAATCCTTAACTACCATTGATTGTGTAGCGTTTTTAACGTCTGATTCGATAGCCTGTGATACTAGTTCGACAAGCACTAGAACCGAAGTTAAAAACATACCTACTAATTGATTCCCATCAGCTTTAAAGGGCTTATTATCTGATTCTATATTTAATTGTTTTATAAGTCCTCGGAATGCCGCTTCTCCTAATCTCTGACTTAATTCGTAATCTATTTTCATTTTGTTATTATCCATAAATATTGACAACAACTCATAATAAGGTATTATTGACCGTACAGTCAATAGGTAGGATGAAATAAAAATGGAATTAAGGCAATATCAACATGACGTCATAAATGACATATATAAGTGGTGGAATATTGGTGCTCAAAATGTGGTAGCCCAACTCTCAACCGGTGGCGGCAAGACCGTTATATTTTCACATATCATCGCGGAACACAAGGCGCCAGCGATAGCTATTGCACATAGAGTCGAGCTAGTTAGTCAAATTTCTATGACATTATCGCGTGCTGGTATAAGACATAATCTAATTGCGCAAAAGTCAGCCATTAAAGAAATAGTAACCATGCAAATGCGAGAGTTCGGCAAACGCTTCTACGACCCTAGCGCTATGGTTGTCGTAGCGGGGGTGGACACTCTTATACGCATGGAGCGTGCCGAATGGATGAACCGCATTACATTGGTTGTTCAAGATGAAGGGCATCACCCCCTACGTGATAATAAGTGGGGTCAAGCCGCGGCAATGTTTCCCAAGGCTAAGGGTTTGTACCCAACGGCGACGCCATGCCGCACCGACGGTAGGGGATTAGGCCGTCACGCCGACGGTATAGGCGACGCGCTTGTGCTTGGGCCTCCCATGCGTGAACTTATCAAAGCCGGTTATCTTACCGACTATAGAATATTTGCACCCCCTAATGACCTTGACTTGTCAAGCGTTAGCATTGCCGCTAACGGTGAATACAATAACCCCCAATTGCGCAAGGTTGTACATGATTCATGCATTACCGGGGATGTGGTAGAGCACTATTTGCGCATAGCTAAAGGTAAACTGGGGGTGACGTTCGCCGTTGATATTGAGTCGGCCGAGGCTATTACTAAACAATACATTAAAGAAGGGGTAAGCGCTGAACTCATAACCTCAAAGACACCCGCCCTACTTCGTTCAGATATTATGCGACGATTCAGAAATAGAGAAATACTACAGATAGTTAACGTTGATATACTAGGGGAGGGGGTAGACGTTCCAGCTATCGAGGTAGTAAGCATGGCTAGACCTACACAGTCTTACGGTTTATATAGTCAGCAATTCGGCCGCGGCTTACGCCCTATGCCGGGGAAGGAACACGCTATTATTATTGACCACGTTAGCAATGTGAAAAATCACGGTTTACCCGACGGCCCCGTCGTATGGTCATTAGACCGGCGCGAAAGGCGTTCACGTAAAGCGAAAGACGATGTACCGGAAGTAAAACCGTGTATGGATTGTTTCGCGGTTTATTACGCCTATCTTAAATCATGCCCTTATTGCGGGTATGTCACACCTATCAAGGGCCGAGGCTCACCCGATCAAGTGGACGGGGATTTATACGAGTTAGATATTAACGTGCTTATGGCTATGCGTGGGGAGATAGCGCGTATTGACGGGCCGGCTAGAGCGCCGAGCGGCTTAGGTCGTCCCGCTGAAATTGCTATACATAAGCGCCACACTGCGCGACAAGAAGCTCAAAGGGAATTAAGGGCGACAATTGCGCAGTGGGCAGGCTATTATCACCCAAAACACAGCGATAGTGAAATATATAAAATATTTTATATTAAATTCGGCATTGATATGATGAGCGCTCAGGCGTTAAACGCCGATGACGCAAATAAACTTAAATCTTCTATTGACCGAGCGGTCACTAATGGGTTAATGTAATAGCTCAACAGGGAAGGAGTATATAGCATGAAGCTAGATATGTGGGCGTCAAGGTGGGGAGTGTCGGAAATAGCTTTAGATGATTTACGTAAAACGTTCGGCCTTGCACAATTGGAAGTGGTAGAGAATGACATACAAAAGTCCGAGGCCGCACTAGTAAACTTAATACGAATCGAGGCAAGTAAAAAAGGTTTAAGGGTATGGCGCAATAATGTAGGGGCGGCACAAATGCCCGACGGTAGCTTTTTGCGCTATGGCCTTGCTAACGAATCGGGAAAGATGAACACATATATTAAGTCCGCCGACTTAATAGGCATACGACCCGTTAAAATAAGGTCGCCTATGGTGGGTATGACGATAGGCCAATTTGTTAGCCGTGAAGTTAAGGCGAGCGATTGGAAATATAAAGGAACAGACCGAGAACGTGCACAACTCCGCTGGATTGAAGTTATTAACGGCATGGGTGGTGACGCGTGCTTTGCTAATCAAGAGGGGACTTTATGACTAACCATATAAAATGTACAACAGAAGAAAATAAGGCATGGTGTGGCGAAGAATTAGACGGAACATTCCATTTTAAAGACACAGAGGCGGCGGTTATCAATGGGGTACACGGGGAACTTATAGCATGTACGGCTTGCTTTAATACTGTAGTACATCATCTGTCTCTAAGAGTGGATTTAGGGCTATGAGTAAGGACGACGAAGTTAAACAATTTGTAGAGAATCATGTTATGCCATTTATTGCGGCGTGCATTGAATTACTAAGTAAGAGTACTGAACAGGAAGACATAGATTTTGCAGAGGAACTTAGACAACTAACTTAATGGAGTAACTAGGATGATGTGCAGGGATTGCGGCAGACTGGATGGACTTAAAACGATAACAGATAAGAAAGAGGCTATATGTGAACATTGTTTAAGATTTCAAGACGGGTGCAAACACTCGCGAACTAAGCTGTATAAAGATTTTCAAGACGGCACGATATACAGTATTTGCCGAAATTGTAGTTATAGACAGGAATTATAAAAATGAGAGAACGTAAAGACCCTACAGAGCGAAAACAAGAACTATTAGAAGTGGCGATTCAATTAGCAAAAGAAACCGGTTATAGCCACATTACACGTAACGAGATTGCACGCCGTGCAGGTGTGGCGTATGGTTTAGTTACATCCTATTTTAAGACCATTGATAACCTAAAGAAAATGGTGGTTAAGGAGGCCATAAAACAAGAAATAGTACAAATAATAGCAGAAGCACTCGCGAGAAAAGAACCTTTAACGAGAAGGCTAACTCCCGCCCTCCGGGAGAAAGTTATTCGTTATTTATCAAAATAGTTTTAACTATTCTAAGGATTTATCGAAATGGACTTATTGCCACAGGCTTTTTATTCCCTGAATTTATATAAACAATTTATCGTCTATGTGACCGTAGATGGTAATCCAAAGAAGATTAAGAAACCGGCCAATCATATCACGGGTGCAGTTTGGGACGCGCACCGGCCGGAGATTTGGACAGACGCCGAGACAGCTATAGCCGCCGCAAAGCGCTTAGGGCCGTCTTATGGCGTAGGCTTTGTGTTTACAGAAAATGACCCTTTCTTTTTATTAGATATTGACTCTTGCTATGACCCAGAAACCGGATGGTCTGACTTAGCAAAAAATCTATTAACTCGATTAGGTGGCGCGGGGGTGGAAGTTTCACTCTCTGGTAAAGGCTTACATATTATCGGTTCATGTGAACCATTCGAACATGACTGCCGCAATAATGATTTAAAATTAGAGTTATATACAAAGAAACGTTTTGTAGCGCTTACGGGTATTCACGCTAGCGGTAATGTAGGACTCGATTGTACCCAAGCTATTAAGGCTATTGCTTCAGAGTTCTTCGTTACCTCTAACCCTAAAGCGTCTAAAGTCGAGAGTGGTTGGTGGAGTGAAACACCAATAGCCGAGTGGTCAGGCCCAGAGGACGACGCCGAGCTTCTCGCAATGGCTCTTAAGTCCCAAAGCAACGCCGCTAAGTTTGGCAATGCGACGAAAGCCTCATTCTCCGAACTCTGGAACGCTAACGAGCAAGCACTGTGTCATTTCTTCCCCCCTGATACCAATTCTAACGAACCTTATAACCGCTCAAGTGCTGACGCCGCCCTCGCGCAACATCTCGCATGGTGGACAGGTTGCAATGCTGAACGCATGTTAAGGATGATGAAAGAATCAGCGCTATCTAGGGACAAATGGGAAAGAGACGATTACTTACCTCGCACGATTAGGGCCGCACGAGGCAATACCACTGGATGCTTGCAAGCTAAACAACATCATACCAAGCCCGAACAAGCAGAGCAAATAAAAAACAGCGATTCAAACTTCTTAACACCCCAGCAGCAAGTAGAGCATTTCAAAGGACATGTGTATATTTGCGAGGATAACGGTATTTTAGTACCCGGCGGGTACGTGCTAGACAAAGAGCGTTACAACTCAATGGAGGCCGGCCCTATCTATGTTATGGATTATGCCAATACTAAAACGACGCCTAAAGCTTGGGACGCTTTCGTCATGAACCGAGCTATTAAGTTCCCGAAAGTTCACGCTTCAACGTTCAGACCGGACTTAACGCCGGGAACTATCATTGAAGAAGATAGCCGTTTGCTCGTTAACACCTATTGGCCCTATAACTGCGTTAGGACTAAGGGAGATGTTACGCCGTTCTTAATTCATTTAAACAAACTATTCCCCGTTGAGCGAGACCGTGAAATTATCATTAATTACATGGCGGCATTGGTTCAACACATAGGGCATAAGTTTAAATGGTGTCCGGTTCTCCAAGGAACACAAGGGAATGGCAAAACGTTATTGTCTCGTGTGCTTTCGTATATTGTCGGTAGTCGATATACACAATCCCCTAGGGCTGACCAGATAAGCAGTAATTTTAATGACTGGTTAGACGGTAGCGTACTTGTGACGGTTGAAGATATTTTTGTGCAAGAGGGTAAAGATGAAGTCATGGAAGTATTAAAGACTATTCTTGACCTTGAGGAACAAGCTATCGAAGGTAAGGGAAAGAAAAAAGTAATGCGTAGAATCGTGTGTAATTTCATTCTCAATACGAATCATAAAGCCGGCTTGAGGAAATCTAAAGACGATAGACGCTTCGCTATTTTCTATACCCCACAACAATCAGTCGAAGATTTGCAAAAAGACGGCATGATGGACGGTTATTTTCGAAATTTATATAACTGGTTGAAGAATGGAGGCTATGCAATCATCGCGGAATGGTTACTCACGTACGCGATTAAAGATGAATTCAATCCCCTTTATGTCGAACGTGCGCCCCATACCTCAACGACTCAACAAGCCATTGAACACGGGCGGGGTAACGTTGAGAATGAAGTACAGGAAGCTATTGATTCGGCACGCAATGGATTTAAAGGCGGTTGGGTATGCTCAGCCCCTCTTGATACATTACTTAAAGAAATCAAAGCCGACCGACGCGTACCGTATAACAAGCGCCGTGACCTCATGAAATCCCTAGGATATGACTTACATCCCGGATTACCTGACGGCCGCGTCACTCGTGTTATGCAAGGGGAGAGCACAAAGCCCCGCCTCTATATACGTAATGACCACAAGGACAAGGCTTTAACCGACGCCAACGCAATCATGAACGCTTACAAGGATGCTCAGAAATGATAATCAGTATTTATAAATGCGATATGTGTAAAAAAGAGTTTAGAGACGCTAAAAGTATGTACGAACCTAAAAACGGCCTGTGTATGGAAATACGCGGGCTACTCAAAGCTAGGTTTAAAATAAACGAAACATGCGTCGGGTGCTTCGAATCTATACGCAACACAATACATAAAGCAGTAACGGATATGATTGTAGTTGACTAACTATAGATGGTCGCCTATAGTGGTATTGTAAATCAACTTAAAGGGAATTTAATATGATAAACGCTATCAGACGACCACGCTTTACTCTCCGAATGATTCATACATTACGCCGCTACAATCTCACTAATTGCTTGTGCTTTTTGGCTTTTGGGATTGTAGCAACGATGTTATTGTCATCAATACAGAACGTACAGTAAGCACGTGTTGAGGTCTGGGTCACAATGCAGCATATCATCGCGTTTGACCCATTCACTATGATCTCTAGGTATAACGTTGTGAATTTTAGAAGTTTTAAAGACTAACCAGTTTTCCGGTTGATCTTCTTGCGAGTAATAGCAATCCACGATTCCTACTGACCCAATTTTATAGGCGTATAAATCCCTTAAAAACAGGCTCGTTGACGTGGTTAGATTGAGGTAACTTACTTGATTAAATACCGTGGTACTACCGTTGACCATCTCACATCGTGATTTTTCCCCGGGCTTGCAATTGATTTGACTACCGCATGATGCACTACTGCCCGCTAGAGCATTAAGGGTTAGAAGACTTGACGCGACGAGAATTAACACTTGTTTTAACATGGCTCGAAATCCTTTTCGACTGTTTGTTAATGTCAGTCTCCGGGATTAAATAACTCTTACCACATTCACAATGATGTGCACCCGGAAAATGTCCTTGCTTGATTTTAGCATGGATTCTTTGTACACACACCCCGAGAAAGGCCGCCGCCTCTCTAGCGTTAAACTTCTTCATCGTTAGCCCTTAAGTTATGTAAGCGTAATTATTATTCGCGCAGCTCGCTACTTTCTTACCCTCAAGCACAATTGTTGTTACAGCCCTTGTATAATACTGGCCGTTGGATTCCCATACCCGCTTATTGGTGAATCGTCTTATATCGACATAGGTTTGACCCGGGTTAACCATGATATTCAATGTTGTTTTATCATTGAACATATTCATTACTTCATGATAATAAGTAATCTTATAGCTCATGGGTATTGATGAATTATTCATGATTGACACGCCGTGATCGCTAAAAAAATCACTCGGCATATTGCTATGCTGTGACAATATAACAGACATTGAGCATGTTGCTATTTCCACATTTGCCATTGCATTTGTTGCTATGAGCGCAGCCATAAGCGCTATTAATCTTTTCATACTATAAAATCCTTTTCATAGTGCTTTAAATAAATGCCGTCTCTCCGCGCTGCCAAGCCTAGTTTACGGTCGTAAGTTCTCCGGCTTTCTAATAACCCTGTTAGCATCCCGTTTGCCCCCTTCCTTCCTAGGCGTCAGTTGGGCATCATCTAGTTTTTTAAGCTAGTCCTAGCGATCGAATCGTTTCGCTCGTGTGCCGCCGGTTCAGACGGCATCGTCTGCGTTTAGTGCTTAAAGAGGATGGGACTCGAACCCACGCGCACACAGTCTTTAGCTAAGCGCTCTACCCGACTGAGCTACCTCTTTAAGCCATAAATTGGCGGGAATCGGCGAAGAACCAACATCGCACTTCCCCGTCTTAACGGGGCGTCGTGGCACCGTTTGACTACGATTCCCATAAATTGGCGTCAGTTTGTAGGATTTCACTACTTAAGCACATTCACCTCTAGGTCGCTCACTCCTCTGGCTACCATTTGCTAGAGGGCAAACTCGCCAACGAAGAGGGCCGACTATCACCTCGGCCTAAACTGACAAAATTAGTGTGAGGCGCTAGCTTAGATAAATAGGGAAGTTATCGCCTAGTCATCCACCCCCTCGGTAGTCCCTACGACCGGCACGACTCCTAAGTCGCTTTTCGCTCTGTGCCTCACACGCAAACTATAGAACGTTATCTATAGAGTGTCAATATATTCCTCTGTCAAGTAATAAAGCTTTTAAGAACGCTTCGGCGGTCGCTAAATCGTCGGGGTGAATGCCTATCTTACTCATAACCAGCCCTAAGCCATGATTAAGAGCTATCTTTCTAACTCTATCGGCATTGCGTTTAGAACGGTCTCTATTGCATTGGATGCATACGGCGCTCAAAGTGTATCGAGCCGTCGTATGACCATTTTGACAAGGCGTCCCGGTATTGTAATATTTGTGACCATTTTGTACGGCTATTTCTCTGGGTGTTGGAAATATCATTATTTAATACCTCTTTCAAGTAATAACCCTTTGATGTAAGTATCAATTGTTCTTATATCGTCCGGGTGCGCGTAATGCGTATATATCACTAAGTCAAACCTGACTTTTGTATAGTTATTCTTATCCCTATTGCATTTTTCGCATTTTCCGGTCTTTGTAAATTTGAGCAATGTTTTATCATTTGGACAAGCCGTTACGCCAATATAGTAAGGGTTACCCTCTCTCAATGCTTTTGATCTACCTCTTGTTGGTTTCATGTATTATACCTTATATTATGTTCACCTCGTAGTATATAGCGTATAAAAGGCGTGTCAACTACTAAAATCCCGAACCCCAAAAAGTACAGTCCGGGACTACGGGACACCTAGAGCCACGCGGGTTTCAAGGCGTCTCCCGTATAAAAACACGTCTTGCGTAGTATCCTTATAAAACACACCTACTGTATATACTACCCTACGATAATGTATACAGTACATACATACGTGTACTTACGGTATGTTTTTTGTAATATGTATAGCTATAGGGGTCTACGGGCTTTATATATATATAATATAATAATAAGTAATAGAAACAAGGGGTTAGGGAAAAAGCCCAGTAAGAAGCCCGGGGGTGTCCCGAAGAAGGTACAGTCTTGGGTTTGCATTTGCTTCGGCAGCGTGTATAATTTAAACAACAATGGATTGTGAGAATACTTATGGCGACTAAGAAGAAGAAGCCCGAGGAACTGAAGCACACCACGAGAAAGCCGAAGATTGTGGTTAACGATGCGTTCTTAGAGAAAGTGCATAAGCTATCAGGCCAAGGGTTTACTAATGAAAACTTGTACGATTATTTCCAAGTGTCAGAGACAACATGGTATAAGTACAAGGATGAATACCCGGCGATAGATCAGGCAATAAAAGACGGAAAGACACAATTTCTTGAAATTGCGTCAAATGTTATGCGGGATGGTGTACTTGCTGGCGATAAAGCATGGACTATGTTTTATTTAAAGACACAACATGGCTTTTGTGAGACAAAGAATATCAATGCCAAGGTCAGCCCCGGGACTAAAGCCGACGTTGAGCTAAAAATAACTACCACATGCCCCATCGAAGCTAGTAGAATATATCAACAATTTATGATGACAACAGGGAGTTAGTCATATGTCAGATACCGTAATCGCAGACGATGGCGTGGAATTGCCCGTCGAAGCACTACCCACTACAATCGGATACGCTGGCGGCTTTCCCGTCACTTTTACTGTTGTTTATCGTGGAAATACCTACATCCAAACGATGACCTACTCAGGTAATAACGTTATAGCTATTTCGGGATGGGTCAAACAATGAGCATATACGCATCAGAGTTTCTTAAATGGCTTCGAATATTTGGCGTTACGACCGGCGGCGGCCCCGCACCTACAGGCGCATTGCTTGCTATAAATAACCTTGATGACGTATTGAACAGTACGACATCTATCGAAAACCTCGGTTTTGGTAGACCGGGTATTCTCATTCTTACCGACGCAGACTTCGCGGCCGGGGGTGGCACATACACGCTTACGAACCCGCCGCCAATTTATATCTCCATGTCTGCCACGAGTCCCGGCCGAGTCTTGCAATTGCCGCCACAAAATCAGGCGACATCGCTACAAGCCTCGGAGGACATTAGACTATTAACCGGCCCAACATCGCAGCCTATTAACATCAATAATGGCGCGGGCACTCTTGTACATCAAGTGCTACCCGATAGCGCATGGCAGGCGATACCTAATGACCGCTCAACAATTGCAGGCGCGTGGGAATTCCTAGGCGTTGTGGAGTCGATAAACGGCAACCACACGGGTAACGTTGTACTCGGTAGTGACCCCCAGACAATCTACGTTGCGCCCTCTGGCGACAATATAAACGGCAACGGAAGCGTATTATTCCCCTATGCCACCTTGTCACACGCAATGACCATTGCGACTCCAAGCCCTAGCACCCCCTATGAAATTGATATGCAAACGGGCGTTTATACCGAAACGAACTTAACGCTTAAGCCGAATGTGTTGATTAACGGTAATCAAAGCACCCTTACCGTCAGTGGAACTATTGACCTCGACGTATCTTGGGGAAGCGGTGGATTCTTATACATTCAAAACTTCATGAGCTTAGACTGGCCGGCTGTTGTTACGTTAGATTTCGACGCAGTTTTCGCACCATTTGCGTTATTCAATTTGTCTAACAACATCTTATCGTCTGCAACAACCTTGCACGTTACGGGCAGTTCAGCTAATGGCGCTATCGCGCTGATAGGTAATAACTTCGGTTTCTCTAACGAATGGGCGTATGTTATCACTAACTGCTACGGCGCAATAAACGGGGGTGCATCAGGCGATATCAGCGTGATTAATACCTCTGAAACAGCCGGTAGTAATTTCAGCATCACAGATATGACCGGGATTGGTAACGTGCTTGTGACGACCTCAAGCGCTGCCGGTATGACATTATTCCACAGTGGGTCTTTAGTAGGGGGCAATACTCTCTATCAATCAACCGGCCCCGGCGTACTGACCGTATTTGCTAGAGGTCTTAAGTACCAAAATATACCAACGCTTGATAATGGATTTGGGGGCGGTTCGGTTCTCTTTAGCGCGGATAGATTAGGCGCTTTGCCGGTCTTATTGAACGGCGCGACTTATAACCCTACATCCATCGG